CGATCATCAACAACTTCAAGCTCTATATCAGATTCTTTATCTTGGACTACATCATCATTAGTTCGTTTGACAATTTTGGTTTTAACGCCAAAGAAACGATCTTCTGGGGATGTTGATGAGGTTTCTACCTCTTGATTAGATTCACTCATGCTTTGCTTATGCCTCTTGGGTCTTCGACTACAGCTTCAACGCTGTCATCGTTAATTAGACGAAACTCTTTCCCGTGTACCTTAATTCTAGTACCTGAGTAAGAACGCATAACAATCCAATCGCCTTGAGAACACCAAGCCCCAGAAGGGAATCGTTGAGGATCAGAGTAAGCGTCTGGGCCAAGTTCTAGCACCATACCTACAATTGAACCCACTTCTTCTTCTTGCAACGATCTAGCGGATTTAATAATCCCGCCTTCGGTCTTCTCAACTCGTTCTGGCAAAGCAATCAATATTTTATAACCTCTCGGCATAGGCAATTGACTAGCCTTTTTAGCGGCAAGATCATTCTTAGAATCATCCACCTCTACTTTTTTTGCTAATGATTTACTCATTAGTTGTACCTTCTGCACTGGAAAAAAGCGTCCAGAGTCGCTGTGCATCGCCTACTGCGATGAATTACTCGGCTTCTATCTTACTTTTTAAGTCTAAAAGCTCACGTTCTGCAAGGGCTAAACCCTCTATGACTCCGCAACACTTTGCGTATTCACTGTAATCTTTACATGCGCCACCTGAAATGTGGTCGCTCATGTCATTCATCTGGCCTCTAATCTTATCTCTTAAGTATTCAAAGGAGTTGTTTGATGCTCTGCTCATGATGTCATTGAGTCCACAATCTCTCTTCCAATCTTAAATCCTGAAATCTGATCACTAGAAGCAATGCGTCTGGCTTCAAGTTGCTCTCTTACATTATCCTCAGCAATCTTAACCGCTAACTTAGCTTTTTCAATTTCAGCTTGTTGATCAAGTTTCTGAATATCAAATTCAGCTTTGCTCTGAGCCTTAGCCATTTCAAGTTGCATTTTAGCCTGATCAAGTTCAGCTTTAGCTTGCGCCTGCATCTCTTTAATCTGCAATTCTTTTTGCGCCATTTGAACAATAGGGTCTTGCTGTTGTTCTTGTTGCTCTTGTTGCTGTTGCTGTTGCTGATTCTTATTCTTAAGTTGTTCAGCGGCAGGTGCAACTAGTCTAGATATTCTTAGTTCAATATCTTCAGGAAGCGACTCGCCTTCGGCTGGTAACTCCATGCCCAATTCTTTTTCAATCTGCTGACGATAACTAAATGCAAGATGATCTTGAATATGCGATGCCATAGACGACTGCATTGTTTGAGCGTTTGGACTGTTTCCTGCAAGCTCTTGAATCTTAGGGTCTTCCATAAAAGCCATGTGGGTTTTAATGTGCGCTTCATGGTCTTGATAAATAAACGGCTTAACAGGCTCGCCTCTTAGGATGTTCATGTTTTCACTAACAGGGTCTGTTGGCTTCATGTCATCATCCCTTGGGATAATCTTATCTGCATCACGGATGTTTAGAACCTCAAGCATTTGCCTATGCAGTAAAGGCAAGTCATACATCTCTGGATTCTGCTGTGATAACTGCAATGCGGCCTGATATTGCATGATTCTTTGGGCCATAGTGCCTGAATTAGGGTCACTAACGGCAATAACGTCTACTCTACCATCGAAATCTTCAGCAACTACAGCGTTCTCTTCGGACGAATATGGGTACTCTGAGGGGCCAAAATCGAACACAATCCTCGATAATAGGCGTAATTCCTTCCTCATAGAGGCATGTAATCGTGCTTGAACTGCACTCATTACCTTCATAGATCGCTCTAGAATGGCAAGTGTAGTGCCTACAGGAGCCTCTGAGTTCATGTCTGCCGCTTTTACGTCTGCGGCTGATGCGAATCTACGGCCTTCCTCTACAATGTCTCCCATAAGCTGATACAGGACGTTGCTTGGCTCTTTATAAGGCAAGAAACTGATATTATCTCGGATTGAGCCTCCGGGAACGTCAACATCTCTAAATTCTCCCGGCATTATTGGCGTATCATCGCCTTTAATGCGTAATCCTCTAGATTTTAAGCCTCCGGGAAGATTACTTAGCGTTCCTGCATCAACTAATTGACGCAAAAGGGAGGTTGCAGACTTAGCAAGCCCACCAATCATATGAATTAAGCCAAATCCGTAGAATCCAAGTCCGGGCATGTACTGGTAATGGACGAAATGCTCGCGCTTCATGCGATTTTCGTCATCTTCGTAGTAGTTTCTGCGTATGGAGAGAATTTTTCGTGAGCTTAGGTCTATGCTGACAACATAAGGAAGCTGTATTCCGCTTTCTTCGCCGTCAATCATGTCTTCAAAGCCAACTAAATCAAGATCAACCTGCACTTCTAGTATGGTATGACGAGAATCGTTGTCATAGCCATGAGAGTTACCTGTTAACTCGTTATATTTATTTTCAATCTCATCTGAATTGTCACTAGGGTTACCTAGCTCAACATCTGAGTAGAAGCCAGATACCTGTAGCTTTCTAACTTCGTTGCTAGTTCGCTTCATAATGTGAGTTGCACGTTCGCAAGTCACTAAATCAGAAGCTCCGTAGCTAACAACAAAATCCTCGGCAGGTACAAACATACTGCAAGGACGACCCATGTTTGGGTCAAAGTATACTTTCCTAAAGGCAGACCCTGCTAACGGCAAGGAAAACAATAATCTTTCAGTTTCTGCACGATACTCAGTCATCTTCTCAGTGACTAGGTAATTTAAATAATCTTGAACCCTGCTTGCCTGCTTTTCTTTCTCTTTATCTATAATGCCCACTATAGCCGTCTTAACTGGCCCACTGGCAGGGAATAGCTCTTGTATAGACTGTGACTGGAATTTTATAACAGCTTCGGTTAGAACTGGGTGAAATACGCCACATGCACCATCCCAAGGGGTTGTTCTATCTTCATGCTTAAGGCCAAGAAGTGATAAACCTTCTATATAGGTCTTTTCCCAGTCTGATCGGCTTTCTTTATCTGACTTAAATGCGCTGACAAGCTCATTTGCTATTAAAGATAATTCTTTATCTTCGATATACTCAGCTAAATTATCATCAAACGGAACCTCGCCCATAAGATCACTGCCAGACTCAAAGTCAAACGTGATCCCACCGTCAGGGGTTTCAATCCCAACAGAGTCAGGATTTACTATTTCAATCTCCAGCGCACCGTCTGCTTCTTCAGCAGTCAGTTGATCAGGAGTTGCTAGAGGTTTATCAATTGCCACTTATCCGTTCTTCCCAAACTTCTGAGGTCTTGCCGCACCGCTTCCGCGAGCAACTGTTGTTTCACCGCCACTCTTATAAGCTTTAACTTTATTAGCATCATGGCCTAGTTTTCCGCCGCCCATGTATGCTTTTGATTCTTTTTTCTTCATGCCTTTCATATTAGACTCCTGTTACTTGCTAAACGGGTTGAAACATTTCTAAATATTTTGTTTGCGCCAACATTTTTTACACATTTAGACTCCCAAGCCAGTTCTCCTAGCTTTGAAATGTATACACTGTGTTTGCCGTCCTCAAGTGTAACATACCTATATGTCGATAACTTAGGGTTACGTTTAAACCCTTTGTTAATAAATGCAGACTCTATTCTTTCTTGTTCTTTACTTATCAGCATAAAACTTTTTTTCCCATTCTTTATGTCTTTTGAGTGGGATTTTAAAGTACGATCCAAACCTTGCTGTTTTTACAACCAGCCAATTAACCCAAGACAACCAAAAAGGCAAAGGCCTCATGTAGTCTAGAAACAATACAACTCTAGTTTGGCTAGTTTCATTGACAGCAATATGCTCGTAAGTGTCATCAAACACTACGCACTTACCTTCTTCCCATCTGTATTGAACGCCATCAACAACTAGCGTACAGCCATTGCCTTCTTTTGGGATAATCAAACCTAAGTGTATTCTTATAACGCCACACCACGGGCCTTCATGCGGCATAAGCATTTTGTTTGGGCCAAGCACTGAAAAATACGCTGAAACAATGTTCTTATGCTTATCAAGAATAGCCATTGTCTTTGGGCATTCTTCACAGTTACGGCTAAACCGCACTGTTCCTGCTTTGAGAAAGAACATCTTCCACTTATCATCATTGGAGATGTATGTCTGATCAGGGCTAATATCTTGAAAAGGAGTGAGTTCATCAATTCTTTTCATTATGTGGTTTAACTCAGAAAGTATTATTTCAAAGTTATTCTCTAATTCTTTTGTTACAGGGAACTCTGAGTTATCAAAGTACACCTTATTCCCTACTTTTGAGAACTTGCGGAACAATGGCCTTAGCATTAAGTCAATACGCCAAGGGCTAACCTCAAGGCTATCCATTAGTAGTAGTCTGCGCGTCTATGGGTATCTAATGGAGTATCTTCCTCATCAGATAGCAACTTTAAGAAACCGCCCTGTCTGAACCGTAATAATGCTTGAGTAGATGAATCCACAAGATCATCATGTTCGCCATTAGGAAATGCGGCAAATTCCTCTACCACTTCCTCAGCAAATCTTCTTTCGGGTCGCCATATGATTCCTGACGCAAACATGTCAGATATAGCGTTTACCCTAGATATTTTATCGTTACCCCTAGAGGGAGTGTAATCAGACACAGGTATACCCATAGCTCTAAGTTCAAAAATAAGAGGCGTACCTGCGGCTTTTGCTTCAATAATGCAGGCATCTGGTTGCCAATCAATATAAAATTCATGAGCTTTCTTTTTAAGGTCTGGAAACTCTAAACGCTCTTTAAAGGCATCTAGAAGTATTATATTGGCTACAGTCTTACCGTCATCATCAGGTGCGTAAAATACGCCCCATGTAGTACACGCTGAGTAGTCAGCCCGCTGTGTCTTAAGAAATGCCGTATCCCAAGACTGTATTATAAAATCACACGATGGTGGGTGGTCTCTCTCCCATATCTTCCACCAGTTACGTTTAACAAGCGCACCCTCCTCTGAGGTAGGGTTTTGTTGATACTGGGCGTTCCATTTAGCGGAAGGAAGTTCTTCTCTTAATGCTACCAGTTCCTTCATAGGCCAGAACTCAGGCCATAGCGGTGTCTCTGACGGCATAATGGCAGGGAACTCAATAACCTCCCACTCATCGCTTCCTGTACGTTGTACAGACGATTTAACTATTTGTCCTGTTAGATCACGTTTATGCCATCGTGTCATAACAATAATGATTGATCCTCCCGGCTGAAGTCGCTGTCGAGGGCCGGATGTGTACCATTCATAGGCTTTGTCAAATACGGAGGGGTCACCCGATTGACCTTCTTGCTCGGAGTGCGGATCATCAATGATCAGAAGGTCAGCGCCTTTTCCTGTTACAGCACCACCAACACCAATAGCGAAGTATTCGCCACCAGAACTGGTACTCCATCGCCCTGCGGCTTTAGAGTCAGCCCTCAACCCGACCGAGGGGAAGAGAGATTTGTAGTCTTCGCTGTCTACTAGGTTACGCACCTTTCGACCAAAACCTACTGATAACTCAGCAGTGTGAGCGGTTTGAATTACTTTTTTATGGGGATACTTACCTAAGAACCAAGAAGGCAATAGATAAGATGCAAATTCTGATTTAGTGTGACGAGGAGGCATGTTAATGATTAACCGCTTCAACTCACCACTAGCAACACGTTCAAACGCATTTGCCATGATTTTGTGATGCCTACCTTCAATAAAAGCAGGCCACACCTTGTTGCAAAAGCCCATAAAGCTATTTCTAGCTCTTTCTTTGGACTCTGCTTCTTCTAGCTCCTCTAAGAGGCCTAGAACCTCTTTCTGCTGTTCTAAGGGCAGACTAGGAATTTTCTTTAATAGCTCTGGATCAACCTTATCCGTTACGGACATATGTACCCTTAATTATTTCTTTTTCTTTTTGGCAACAGCCTTCTTCTTGGCGGCAGGTTTTTTCTTAGGCTTGTAGGCTTCATTAACATCAGGAGTGGAAGGATCATCTGCAATGTAATGACCAGTGCTATTTCTAGCTCTTTCCATCTCAACAGGCTTATCTTCAACGTCTTTTAGCTCTGAAAGCTTAGAATTAGCTTCATTCCTAGGCATTACAGAAAAATCAACGATATGAATTACACCTTCTTTATCTTCATAACCTATTTGATAAACATCATCTCCGTTCTCAAACGTACCGTTCTTAATAACCTTTAGCGTGGTCATACAAGTGTTCCTTATTTTTTTGCAGTTTTAGCCGCTTTCTTAAAGTTCCTTTTAGTGGGAGCGCCCTTAGTTCCGGGCTTACGCATCTTCTCGTTACTACCTGCGGCTATTCTCTTTCTCTTAGCATGTATATTATCGTACAAACTCATATAGCCCTCCTTACATCATCTTACAGGCTTTACCACCACGGGCCATCCCGTAGCCACGAATCTTTCCTGTCTTTCCGCCTTTGTTCATTCCGGGCGGTGGTGTAGCATCTGGCAAGCTTTGACCCATTGAGCTACCCTGCATCTGCGCGTTTAAACTTGCAGGCATTGGCTGAACTGCTTGAGTAGATATTGCTTGTGGAACTGGCATTCTTTTTGCCATACCAAGACGACCGGGAGCGTTCCCACCTCTACCTGCTGAAGCTTGACGACCCATATTCATTTTTTTCTTTTTCACAGATTCTTTTCCTTTAGATTTATTTCTTT